AACTGTCACTGTCCACGATCACGGAGCCAGGTAAGGATATAAGCCTTATATCCGCCCACTTTCGGGAGTTTCTCCCTTTTTTCTTAAAGTGGATACGGGTATTTGGTGTTAAACCTTACCTTGGTGTTCGTGACCGTGAGGACTCTGAGTTCTGGGGTCAACCCGGAGGTCTCAGAGGTGCTATCCGTCTCGTAGACTTCTCTTCCATACGGAAGTGGATGTTTACGTCTGGGCCCAATTCTCGTTTCACTAAGGTGTTAGCGATAGCTAACGGCTGGACGGACATGATCGCGATTCATTCGCGACCATGGCTGTTCGGGCTAATGACTCATTTTCGAGCATTCACTGGAGACAGTGAACTCTCTTGGTTACCTTGGTTCTCTGGAATCGAGGCTACGGCCGAGTCCTGGCGTAAGCTGCGTGTGAAAGCGCAGTCTACTCCTGGGGCAAAGCCGTGTCTTGATCCGGACAAACCTTGGGCCGGAGAGGCTCAATTTGATGTCGGCAGTCTTAGTGTTGTCGAGGAGCCTGGGAAGAAACGGATCGTAGCCATGGTAGACATCTGGACGCAATGGATGCTCTACCCGTTGCACGCGTGGATCTTTAACAAGATTCTACGTGTGCTTCCTTGCGATGGTACCTTCGACCAAACGAAGCCTGTAAAGGCTTTGTTGGAGAAGGCTGCCAAAGCGGGGAGGACGCACTTTTGGTCTTACGACCTAAGTTCGGCCACGGATAGATTACCTATTGCTATCCAGGTGTTGGTCTTGGGAGCATTGTCCCTTGAGTCATTTGCCCAGACATGGGCTGAACTTTTGACCGCTCGTGAGTATCGCACTCCAAAAGAGTATGCGACTACCACGGGGGTAGGCTACGTTAAGTATGCCGTAGGACAGCCTATGGGGGCTTATAGCTCTTGGGCAATGCTTGCCTTGACGCACCTTGGTGCAGATTGCAGCAGCGCGAGTTGGATGGAGAGGATGGTTTCATCTCTATGCTGTGATTGGCGATGACATTGTCATTGCCGACACTGTAGTGGCGAATGTTTACCAGCCTCTTATGCATTTCCTTGGAGTTACCATCAAATGATGGAACCCTTGAATCTGCTAAGAGATGGATTCATACCCACATTGGTGATTTTCACCAATTGGAGTTGGAATTATTCTCGTAACCCTACGGAACCTTCGCCTTATCCCAGTTTGATCTGAGATCTCTTGAAACGTAACTTCATTCTATCGCATAGCCTGTCGAAAGATATATTCAAGGCCATGTATTTGCTTCTCCCACGTAGTGGGTTGACAAATCCATGATCCTTGTTTATTTAGTAGTCTTAGGACCTATGGGTGGTTTGTGGGAGACGAGCCAGAGGGCCATTTTCATGGCTGACTGGATCAAATCGTTCTCCCCGCCGCACCCAATAAAAGTGAGATACCTTTACGGCGCAATGCGCTATGAGGCAATCCACGAGGTTGAGAGACACCAAGATGATGTCTAACACCTAATGGAAGCACTTCCAGGTTTGGAAGTACTCTCTGTTCGGGACTAAGACTATTTTTGGGCTTCTTTCAATCCCACTAACCTTGGTTTCTCCGGCGTACTGGGCATATGCAGCTAAGATCCAACAAGCTAAGCTCGATTAGGTGAAACTTAATAAGGAATTATTTGTCCTTTTAAGAAGTATCCAATTCGGTCGAGTTTCCCCACCGAATGACACAGGTCCTAGCTGGCTCATCGCACTCTTTACTACACAGGTTAGGGCTCTCAGCGAATCGGAAATCCTTAATTGGACTGCGAGACGTGAGGCAGATACGCCATTCCGGGTTCAATCCATTAGGAAAGAACCTGGAGGAACGTTTCTACGCCCGAGATGATCTAGTGCAAAATGCACCAAGAACACCCTTACCTGGGTTTGTAGGAGATTGGTAGAAGTACCAAGCTGGTTAAATGGCCACGCGGGGTTCGACTCCCCGGAATCAGATACCCTAATCGGGGTAGCTCCTTTAGACCTTATGCTTAGCATAGCGCCA